TCTCTTGAAACTTTTCAATTTGGTGGTGGTAAAAGAAGAGCTCGGCAGCAAGGCAGTTTACCAAGTAGAAGTAGTTGTGGTGAAAAAATAAAAAGAAGAAAAAAATCTTGGGAAAGACAAGATAAAGCTGGAAAAGTTTTAAAAGGAGTTGGTACTGCTGCAGGTGTAATTGGAGGAATAGGTCTTGCAGGAGCAGCTGCATACAAAAAAAGTACACCTTTTAAAAATGCTGTTGATGAATTAAAAGGTAAATTAGGTTTTAATCAAAAAGGTGGTATAGTAAAAAAATATCAAAACGGAGGTCCTACAGATAGTTTAAAAGTAATTAAAAAAGAAGGAAAACTAGCAGTAAAAACTGAAAAGCAAAAACAAGCAGCTGCAAAAAAAGCAGCAGCTAATGCTAAAAAAATAGCAAAAGCAAAAGAAAATGCTAGATTAAACTTAGAATGGCAAAAAATGACCAAAGATCAAAAAGATAGTCTTTTTATAAGTGAAAGACAAAAAAATTGGTAACATCTTATTTAAGATATAATAATCCAGGTAATTTAATTTATCTGGATTTTTTTTTGTTTAAATATTTTTTATTTAAACTTTTATAGTATATTTGTTTAAACTTTAAAAATATAAACAATGGAAAATGTAAATCAACAAGAACAAGAACAAGAATTAACCCCTGAACAGTTAACAGAACGTAAGGAACAAATGCTTTCTTTTTACAAAGAATCTATACCTTATTTAGAGGCTCAATTAAATTATGAAAACTTACTAACTAGTATAGATGAAGTAAGATTTAAAAGAACTAATATTCAAATGCAGTATGCTATGTTAGCATCAGAAATGCAAGAAGGACCAGAAGAAGAAACTACTGAACCTACTAAAAGAACATTAAAGAAAAAGTAATCATGGCTTTAGTTAACCAGGTACAGAAACGTGTAAAAATGCCCAAGTGGGACATTGTTAAATTTCAGATTTTAACTCATTGTTATGTTAATCATATAACAATGAGTGATTCTGATCTTAACTGTCTTACTCTATTAAGTTTTAACCAACCAATAGAACTTACTCATTTTTGTTATGATGCTTCTGCAGAAGATGAAAAAATATTTAAATCTTCACAAACAGTAAGAAATTCTTTAAACAAATCAGAAAAAAATAATCTTATAATAAAAGATGATGGTAATAAAAAACTTATAATGTTAAATCCAAGTTTAAAAATACAAACTCAAGGTAAAATATTATTAGATTATAAATTTTTAGATAATGACTCCGAAGAAATCTAGTATTTTATACAAACCTGTTGCAGAAGAATTAAACATTAGTGAAACACTTGTTGAAGATTTAATTTCTTTTTATTACAAAGAAGTTAGATTTCATTTAAGTAGCTTGTCACATCCTAGAATTAATGTAGATGGTTTAGGACACTTTGTTGCAAAAAGTTTTTTTATTGAAAAAACAATACCTAGACTTACTAATAAACTTATGATACATGATACATCTACTTTTAATGCATATTTTAGTAAAAAACAATCTGAATTAAAATTAGAAAGTTTAATTGCTTTAAAATTAAAAATTGATAAAGAATTTAATAGAAAAATAGAATTTAAAAAACTAAAAAATGAAGGATTTATTAAAAACAATTTGGAAAAATAAAAGTAAAATTTTTGAAGGTGTAAAAAATTCAATTATTAAAAATGAAGTAGTTGAAGAAATTTCAAGATTAAGAATGGACATTTGTAATGAATGTCCTAGTAAAGGTAAAAAATGTGCAGTAAAAGGTACAGCTCCTTGTTGTAATGAATGTGGATGTTCTTTAACATTTAAGACAAGATCTTTATCTTCTGATTGTCCATTAGATAAATGGAAAGCTTTTATGACAGAAGAAGAAGAAGATAAATTAGACACTATAAAATAAATTATTATGAGTATAAGATTTGATGCAAAAGATCATAGTTATATTAGTATAGATGATTCTGAAAAAATTAATTGGATAAGTGTTACAACTCTTATTTCTCATTTTAAAAAAAGTTTTGATGCTAAAGCAGTTGCATTAAAAGTAACAAAAAATAAAAAATCAAAATGGTTTGGAATTGATCCAAAAACAATTGAAGAAATTTGGAATAATGAATCAGATAGAGCTACTACTTTAGGAACATATTATCATAGCCAAAGAGAATATGATTTATGTTCTTTAGCTTCTATAGAAAGAGAAGGCATAACTATACCTGTATTTAATCCAAGCGGAGAAACTGATGGTATAAGAGTTGCTCCTTTACAAAAATTAGATCCAGGAATATATCCTGAACATATGGTATATCTTAAATCAAAAGGATTATGTGGACAATCTGATTTAGTTGAAATAGTAAACGGTAGAGTAAATATCATAGACTATAAAACTAATAAAGAAATTAAAAAAGAATCATTTAAAAATTGGGAAGGAATATCTGAAAAATTAAAGGATCCTATAAAACATTTAGATGATTGTAATTATAATCATTATGCTTTACAGTTAAGTTTTTATATGTATATTATATTAAAACATAACTCAAAGTTATCACCAGGAAAAATATTTATACATCATGTAGTATTTGAAGAAGAAGGTAGAGATGAGTTTGATTATCCAATAACAAAATATAATCATAATAATGATCCAGTTGTAAAAGAAGTTATACAAATACCTATGCCTTATCTATATGATGAGGTTATTTCAATACTTAACTATATAGAAGATAACCCTATTAAAAAAATAAAATGATAATTAAACTATTTGATATAGAAAATGGTGTAGTAGTTCCTACAGAACACTGTTATACTCTAAAAGCATTAAAGGATGTTATGGATGAATATCCAGAAGAACATCTTAAAATTTACTTATACTTGTTTTATATGAGTTGTCCAAATCCTGATTTAAATCCTTTTTTTTATACTCCTGAAATGGATAAAGAAGATTTAATATTAAAACAAATAGATTCTGATTTTTCAGTAGAAGATAAAAGTATCCATATAGCATTACAATTTTGTCAAAGAATGTATGAAACACCAACCTCAAGAGCTTATAAAGGTATTGCTTCTATGTTAGATAGATTAGCAAGATATATGGAAACACAGAGCATTACAGATGGTAGAGACGGCAATATAAACTCTATTGTAAGTGCTGCAAAAAACTTTGATCAAATTAGATCATCTTTTAAAGGAGTATATAAAGATCTTCAAGATGAACAATCAAGTAAAGTTAGAGGTGGTATTGGTATGGCATATGATCAATAATCATGGAAGAAATATATAATAATATACCAACTTGGGATAATGGTAAATGGACTGTTACTGATTTTGAATCAAGAGAGTTATTTTCTGATTTTATTTTTAGTTTATTTAAAGAACCTGGTAAATATAAATTTGATGAAACAAGTTTTTTATTTAATCAACAAGGAGAATTATTTAGAGAAAATAAAGTTTATTGTACAGCACCATTTAAATCTAAAGACTTTGTTAACTATTGGGATGACCAAAAATTAAAATGCAGAAAAGGTATAATATATAAATCTAAAAATGATACATGGTTTATTACAAGAGACTACTATATGTGGTTAAACTTTCTACCAATCTTTGATAAAGAACAACAAAAGTTTGATTTTGCAAAAATTAGAGATGCTCAATATCATATGGCATTATATGAATTACTTGCAGAACTTAATTATAAACATGTTGCTATTCTAAAGAAACGTCAGATAGCATCTTCTTACTTTCATATATCTAAGTTATTAAATCAATTATGGTTTGAAGAAGGAGTAACCTTAAAAATGGGTGCTAGCCTTAAAGATTATATTAATGAAAAAGGATCTTGGAAATTTCTTGCAGAATATGCAGCATTTCTTAATCAACATACCGCATGGTATAGACCTATGAATCCTGATAAAATTTTAATGTGGCAACAAAAAATAGAAATTAGAAAAGGTGATAGAAAAACTGAATCAGGTTTAAAAGGTACAATGCAAGGAATGTCTTTTGAAAAAGATCCTACAAATGGTGTAGGTGGACCAGTAAAATATTTCTTTCATGAGGAAGCAGGTATTGCTCCTAAGATGGATCAGACTTATGAGTACATGAGACCTGCAATGAGATCAGGTTTAACAACTACAGGAATGTTTATTGCTGCAGGATCAGTAGGTGATTTATCACAATGCAATCCTTTAAGAGATATGATATTAAATCCTAACTCAAAAGATGTATATGCTGTAGAAACAACTCTATTAGATAATAAAGGTACACCAGGTGTGTCAGGTTTATTTATTCCAGAACAATGGTCTATGCCTCCTCATATTGATTTATATGGTAACTCACTTGTTGAAGAATCTCTTATAGCATTAGATGCTCAATTTGAAAAATGGAAAAAAGAATTAAATCCAGAAGACTACCAATTAAGAATATCTCAGCATCCAAGAAATATTAAAGAAGCATTTGATCATAGATCTGTATCAGTATTTCCTACACATCTAATTGCAGCACAAGCAAGAAGAATTGAAGAAAAAGAATATGCTTATGAATTTTTAGATATTAGTACAGATTCTGATGGAAAACCTTCTGTTACAACAAGTAATAAAAGACCTATAATAGAATTTCCAATATCTAAAAAAACTGAAGATAAAACAGGAGTATTAGTAGTATGGGAGAGACCAATTAAAGATCCAACATTTGGACAATACTATGCATCAATTGACCCTGTATCTGAAGGAAAAACTACAACATCAGAATCATTGTGTTCTATATATGTAATGAAAGCTCCAGTAGAAGTAACTAAAATAAGTGGAACTGATGCTGAAACATATGTTGAACAAGATAAAATAGTTGCAGCTTGGTGTGGAAGATTTGATGATATTAATAAAACTCATCAAAAACTAGAACTTATAATAGAATGGTATAATGCATGGACAGTTATAGAAAATAATATTTCTTTGTTTATTCAATATATGATATCTAGAAAAAAACAAAGATATTTAGTACCTAAAGGACAGATTATGTTTTTAAAAGATATTGGTTCTAATGCAAATGTATTTCAGGAATATGGTTGGAAAAATACTGGTACATTATTTAAAGCACACTTACTAAGTTATACTATAGAATATACCAAAGAAGAATTAGATGTAGAAACTAAAACAGATGGTACTATTGTAAGAACTAAATACGGTATAGAAAGGATACCTGATCCTATGTTACTTAAAGAAATGCAGGAATATGCAGATGGTGTCAATGTGGATAGACTAGTTTCTTTTGCTGCACTTGTTGCATTTATGAGAATACAACAATCTAATAGAGGATATTCTAAAAGAATGGTTATGGATGATGCTGCTAAAAACTTGCAAAAGTCAGAAAATTTGTTTAAATTAAATAAGAACCCCTTTCGTCATGTTGGAGGAAATAGATTACCTAATAGATCAAATAATAAAAGATCACCATTTAATAACTTAAAGTAAAATATTATGGAAATAATAAATGCCATACAAGCAAAAAAAGGGAAGAAAACTGAAAATAATAGAATTGGAAGTATTACTCAACCATTGCAATTTTTATCTAATAAAGAAAAAACAGATGAATGGGCAGCATGGAATTTAGATTGGATTGAATGGCAAGGAATAAGACAAATCCGAAATAATGCAAGAAGGTTAATGAAGAATTATAAACTTGCAAAAGGTGTTATAGATAAATCAGATTACATTGTTGAAGAAAATAATGAAATGAGAGATATTGTAGATATTCTTACCAAAGAAGATACATCTGCTTTAGAATTAAAATTCTATCCTATTATTCCAAATGTTATAAATGTACTTGTTGCTGAGTTTGCAAAAAGATCTTCTAAACTTACTTATCGTGCTATTGATGAAAATTCACATAATGAAATGATGGAGCAAAAAAGAGCAATGGTTGAAGAAGTTTTAATGGCAAATGCTCAAACTAAAATAGTTGCTGCATTAGTTGCTCAAGGAATGGATCCTGATTCTGAAGAAGCACAAAAAGAAACAGCACCAGAAAAATTAAAAACACTACCAGAAATAGAACAATTTTTTAAAAAAGATTATAGATCTATGGTAGAGGAGTGGGCATCTCATCAACATAAAGTAGATGTAGAAAGATTTAGTATGGATGAATTAGAAGAAAGAGCATTCAGAGATATGTTGATTACTGATAGAGAGTTTTGGCATTTTAGAATGATGGAAGATGACTATGAAGTAGAATTATGGAATCCTGTAATTACATATTATCATAAATCTCCGGATGCAAGATATGTATCACAATCTAATTATATTGGAAAAACTGATATGATGACTGTAGCAGATGTTATAGATAAGTATGGTTATTTAATGAATGAAGACCAATTAAAAAGTCTTGAAGCAATATATCCTATTACAGCTGCTGGTTATACAACAGGTGGTTATCAAAATGATGGTACTTTTTATGATGGTACTAAATCACATGCATGGAATACTAACATGCCTTCATTAGCAATGAGACAATATTCATCTGCAATGAATGGTAGTGTAATACCAAATTCAGATATAATAAGTGAAATATTATCTGAAGGTTATGATTTTACAGATGATTTTACTAGTCAACTTATAAGAGTATCTACAATATATTGGAAGTCACAAAGAAAAGTTGGTCACTTAACAAAAATTGCAGAAAATGGTGAAGTTGTTAATGAAATTATAACAGAAGATTATGCTATTGAATATAAACCAATATATGATAATAGATTATTTAAAAATAAAACAAAAGATACTTTAATATATGGAGAACATATAGATTGGATTTGGATAAATGAAGTTTGGGGTGGTGTTAAAATTGGTCCTAATATAACATCTTTTTTTGGAATGAGTAATCCAGATGGCTTTGCACCATTATATATTGGTATAGATAAACCTAAAATTGGAAAATTAAAATTTCAATTTAAAGGAGATTCAACTATGTATGGTTGTAAACTACCTGTAGAAGGTGCAATTTTTTCAGATAGAAATACTAAATCTACTGCACTTATTGATTTAATGAAACCATATCAGATTGGATATAACATAGTAAACAATCAAATTGCTGACATATTAGTAGATGAGTTAGGAACTATTATCATGTTAGACCAGAACACTCTTCCTAGACACTCTTTAGGAGAGGACTGGGGAAAAGGAAATTTGTCTAAAGCATATGTTGCTATGAAGAATTTTGGTATGCTTCCTTTAGATACATCTATAACAAATACAGAAAATGCATT